TGCGGAGCATAACGAGATAAGCGAAGCGGTAGCGCTCACTATCATTACTGCTGGCAAAGAGTATCACGAACAATATGTGAAGACGCATACGGGTATAGGGGGCGCGTAAGAGAATGAATATCACAGTGAAGATTGCAACAAACTACGGCCGAGAGTACATTTATCCAGTGTGCCCTCAGGCTAAGCTATTCACACGCTTAACAGGCCATAAGACGTTGACTAGGGACGCCATAGACCTAATCAAACAAATGGGTTACACGGTCTCTCAGGAGGTCTCAGAGCTATGAATGTATTAAGTTTATTTGACGGTATGTCATGCGGTCGCATTGCTTTAGAACGTGCGGGTATTCAAGTAGATAATTACTACGCTAGCGAAGTAGATAAATATGCCATCGCTGTTGCGAAAGAAAATTATCCAGACACCAAACACATTGGCGATGTTCAGCAAGTTAAAGCTAGTGAGTTGCCTAAGATTGATTTACTAATTGGTGGCTCACCCTGTCAGGGCTTTTCATTCGCTGGTAAGCAGTTAAACTTTGATGACCCACGCAGTAAACTGTTCTTTCAGTTTGTGCGGATACTAAGAGAAACCATGCCAACATACTATTTGCTTGAAAATGTGCGTATGAAAAAGGAGTTCCAGGATATTATTAGCGAATGCTTAGGCGTTGAACCTATCAAGATTAATAGTAGCTTAGTGTCTGCACATAATCGTGTGCGTCTATATTGGACTAATATTCCTAATGTTACACAGCCTGATGATAAAGGGATTGTATTAAAGGATATTATAGAATCAGGTCATGTAGATAGGGATAAATCACATTGTATTGACGCTAATTACTTTAAAGGCGGTAATTTAAAATCGTATTTTGAAAAGCATAGAAGGCAGTTAGTTTTTAGTGACGATGGTTTAACTTATCGTAAACTAACGCCAATAGAGTGTGAACGCTTACAGACAGTTCCAGAAGGATATACGGAAGGCGTTAGCAACACGCAGCGTTATAAGATGCTAGGGAATGGTTGGACTGTGGACGTTATTAGTCATATATTAAAGAATATAAAATGATGGAGGTAATTTAATGAATGATAATGCCTATAAAAATATGGCCTTGATGCTGGCTAACTGGGCCTTAGACTTTGGTAAAAGTAAGCAAGATGCCCTTGATTATATGGATAGGATTCTTGTACTTGACGAGCTAACACGTGCTATAATGGTACAGACTATTAACGAAAATATAGACAAAGTGAGGTCTAATAATGAGTAAAGTGACAGAGGAAGACTTAAAGCAGTCACAGATTGCCGCAGATTATGCAATCTACTGTGCCATGCAGCAGATGCTGGTGCACCCAACAAGCGAGGCGCAACAAAGATTAGAGCGTGAATATGGTATTGCTAACGCTGAGGCGGAGTTAGTTTTACAGGCTCAACAATGGGTGCAAAGTTACTAATGCGCTGTATTGCGTGTGACGTATTGCTTACGGACTATGAAAGTACCCGTAAGTATGGTGTAGGGCATGAGAATGAAGGTGGTTTCATTGATTTGTGCACTGTGTGCTTTGTATCGGTTAACGATATTGAGCCGTTACATACTGATATGATGGTAGATAGTACGATATATAATGAGAGTGAGATTGAAAATTAGATTTTATTTTAGCAGTTTTTTCGGCTAAAGTATACGGCAAACAAGCCCCCCAAACTTAACAAGGGAGAAAAGATGGAATATAAAGACGTAAAAAACCAACAGCACTACACAAAACAGGCTGTTCAACCTATCGAGTATATGGAATTAACGATGTCTAGTGAGCAATACGAGGGTTACTTGTTAGGCAATGTGATTAAGTACGTATCACGCTATCGGCATAAAAACGGCCTGGAGGATTTAAGGAAGGCTGAGGTGTATATGGGGTGGCTCGTTGACCATGTTTCGGACAATCAAAACACAGTGGACGCATTAAAAAATGACTAAAGAAAAACGTAACTACGGCGACCAACATAAGTTTTGGTGCGATGTAGAGATGCAGAACGGCCATGTTGTATCCTTCGAGGACGATAAGTTTAAGAATAAGACGTTGGCTTTAAATCATGCAGTTGCACAGATGGAACCGTTAGGCGATAATTGGATTATTACTACGTACCGTTGCCAGCAACCTAGTGTTGTTAGGATTGCTAAAGGCGGTGAATTATATATCTACGACCCAGTAGGAGATACATACAATGGCACAAGATGATTTTGGAACCGAGTTTGAAGCACTAGACCAGAAGGCCAAAGATGATTATCAGTTACATTGGTGCTTGGCTGAAGCTGAGGAATATATTTCTCGGCATGGCATTGAGAAATTCTTACACGAATTAAGAGTGAGGTTAGAACAATGAGCAGAGAACCAAGTGATTTATGGCAAGACGAATATCAATCTAAATTCTATACGGACGATGAGGAATCGCATATGCTAGACCTAGTTGAAGATATGATAGAAGATGATTTTCAGGACGTTTTGTTTAACGCCACACAGGTTAATGACGGGTACAAGGAACGCTCTCAAGACCTCAAGGACATACTAAAACAGATACACCATAACAGTGGTGATATGAAAAACTACGCGGCACTGGGTGAGTACCTGTATCTACTGGCGTATGATTATGCCGATGATAGTGTTACGGAAACCTTTACGCGGTTTGAATAAAAAGATGAATAAGAAAAAACATCAGACCAAAGGTGCTTGCGCCTATAAGACTACATGCCATAATTGTGGTAGTGGGGACGGTAATCAGGTTTACGTGCAGGAGGACGGTTCCTTTGACGCGTGGTGCTATGCCTGTGAAACCTATGACCCCATGAATGATGGTGGTAATGTAGTACCGATTAAGCAAATTAAGGACAGCAGAATGAAGATGGAAGACGTTAATAAACTGCCTACCCTAGCGATTAAAGACCGTGGTCTACGCAAGGATATTGTAGAGAAGTTTGGCGTTAAAGTAGCAGTGAGTGAAGTGGACGGAGAGACAATCACGCACCACTACTATCCAGACCACCGTAATGGTGAGCTGATAGGCTATGAGGCCAGAGAGTGTGAAACCAAATCCTTTACGGCAGTTGGTGATAGGAAGGGTGATTTTGATTTATGGAATCAACACAATGCGGTTAAGGGTAAGAAGTTATTTATAACTGAGGGTCGCTTGGACGCTATGTCATTACATCAGGCCATAGTGGACAACATGCCCAAGAAATACCTGTCCAAAGAGCCAGCCATTGTATCTCTTACACGCGGTGCTAGTTCTGCGGTCAAGGATATTGTAGCAAACCGTGAGTTCATAGAAGGATTTGATGAGGTTATCCTATGCTTTGACTCGGACGATGCAGGTAAACGTGCGGTAAAGGAAGTACTACGCACATTCCCTAGATTTAAGGTGGCTAAGTTATCCGAGAAGGACGCTAATGATATGCTACTTAATAATAAGGGTAATGAATTGTACCTGTCTTGTGTGTGGGATTCTGAATACGTTAGACAGGGTGAAGTGGTAGACGTTAAGGATATTATCGTTAAGGCTATGGAACGCCCACAGATGGGCATTAGTTTTCCGTGGCCTACCGTCACCAAAGCAACATTCGGGATTAGACCGCACACAATCCACGTAGTAGGAGCTGCCCCTAAGATTGGTAAGACTGACCATGAACATCAGTTAGTACACCACCTTATCTACCAAGAGAAGGCTAAGGTCGGTATGTTTGACCTTGAGAATAGCCCAGTGCGTACTGCTAAGAAGCTGGCTAGTAAAGAAGCTAGACTGGATTTTACTCGGCCAGATAAGGAGTATGAAGACCAATTACTACACGATACATTAGTGTCCATGGACGGTAAGGTTAGGTTCTATGACCGTGGTGCTAGTAGGGAGTGGGAGGATATTAGGATAGCCATCGAGGAGATGCACCTCATTGATAATATCAACATTTTTATCATTGACCCATTGACCGCATTAATCAGTAGGTTTGCTGCAAGTGAAGCCAATGACAAACTGAATGAAATCTGTACGGATATGGCTGACCTTGTGAACCTCTACCCGATTACTATATTCTGTTACAGTCACGTAAACCCTAAGCCTAAAGGTGCTAAACCTCATGAGGCAGGTGCTAAGGTATTTAGCTCGGAGTTTACTGGTAGTAGGGCGATGGAGAAGTGGTTTCACTACGGCCATGCCATTAGTAGAGACAGGACTGATGATTGTCCAGAAGAAGAAAAGAACATGAGCAAATTCTACATGCTGTTTGACCGTGAGTACGGACAGTCGTACAATGCTGACGTATATTTTGATGAGCCAACGGTAACTTACTTAGAGGCAACTAAACGATGGTAATAGTTACACTAACAGATAATGAGTTTACAAAAGTATGACTGAGCTAAAAAGAAAAATACTAAACTATTTAGACCCTAACTATGTTAAACGTGATGCTGAAACAGATAGATTTTTTTTTGACGCTATTTATGGAGAATTTTTTAACCATACACCAAAACTCTATATAGTTGAGGCTTATTTTGATTGTCTTAGAAACCCCAAAAGAATTTGGTCTTTGACTATTCATGATGTAGATAGTGACGAGACAACTGTATTAAGAAGTTATGCTCAAATGAGAATGTTTTTTTATACCCTTGTAGCTCATCAAGCACATGATAATGTAGTAGGCGATTTAAGGTTTTCATATCCTGATGTTGAAAAAATACTAAAAGAAGATAATCTTATGCCTAAAGAACTAAGACTTGAAAGTATAAACTGGAGTTATGATTAATGACTGATTATGTTATAGA